AGTTGTGTGGATTTCGTTCCAGTACTCCCGTACAAATGGATGTGTATCACGTGGATGGCAATCGAGATAACGTGTCTACCTACAATTTAAAGACTATCTGTGCTAATTGTCAAAGGCTGAAAAGCACTCAGAATCTTGGGTGGTCTTTGGGTGATTTGGAAGTAGATAATTAACCATATCAAATATCTGTCCGTGTAAAGATTCTATAGTGTGTGTATTTTCGATAATATAGTCATAATCTGTGCCAATCCAATCCCATTCAGATTGATGAGCACCTGAAGCAATCACGCTCTCTCTGTTAGGCATTGCTGTCCTTTTTACGAGCACAATTTTGCCACCTAATTTACGTATGGCTTTAATCTCATTCACAAATCTAGTATCGGATATCACTGTGTTTTGACCACGATATCTTCCTATGCAAGAATCTACCCATATAGAATCTAAGAAGCCTGCCCTGCAAACTTCTGTGCCAAAGTATTGTAATACCCAGCGTGGTGTGACTTCTNNGCCAAATTTTTCTGACCAGAAAGTGTCTGGCTGTTCTCTCCATGCTCTGGATTCTTTNGTNTTGCCTTCCACTAGGTTTCTGTCCCAACCAAAAATGTTACTGACAGCATCTTTCAAACTCTTAGCAAAAGAATCACGCACAAAGCCGTGATGCGAAACCAAACGTTCCGCCACAGTGTCTTTGCCGGATCCAATTAAACCTACTAAACCTATCAACATAGATCTAGTTTAACAGGATTGTATTCGTTTTTCAAGTTCTTTCTTGATTTCTTTTACTGCTGAGAGCATATGATAAGTGATTTTCCAATTAGGTCCTGCCTTCAGCAGTATTTCAAATCCCGTTACCAATTGCTTGAGTTGTCTATAAGATAACTTAGACAGAGTTGAGAAGTATTTTTTTGTTGCCATAATTTGAGCCTTTCTGTTGCCTATATACAAATATATTTAATATTTTTTGTGAAAGAATTAACCGATAACAAAACTGTATGGCGTGCCACCATCCACGTAATTGTTAATTTCGAGATCCAGTTTTTCCATTTCAGCAAAGCCTTGCTGTTTTAATTGATCTCCATTAAGTGTGGTACCACCTTGTGGCCCTGCAATGGTGTTAAATTTGCCTCTGGCTTCACCCAGCATGGTTTTACACACAGCGAGTGTGTAGTCTCTGATCCATGGTTTAGAATAGATATCTTTCAACAGAGTCATGTCGGGTCGATAGTTGTCGGTGTGCATCAAAACCGTTTCATTATCAGCTCTAGGTCTTTGAGTTATTGTCAATGTTTTGGTAGCATTGTCATAATGACACTGAATAAATGAACCGAACATTTTGCCTACCAATTCTTGATATGATGCAAAAGCATAATAAGTGGCCAATCCACCTGTTGCACCTGCTCTTAGTAGATAGGTATTAGTGTAAGCAAGGTTAAATGGTTCAAACAATGTGCCACCTTCTCCACCTTCTGTTCTTGAACCCACTGTTCTACGCATTATTTCTCTAACATTGATAATTTCGTCAGGTAGAATGTATTTGTTTTGGTCTTTGTTCAGAGTCAAAAATGCATAGGATTCTTCCACAGCATTGGATGATCTTTGACGGAATCTATTAATCGCTCTTTCTAGGGCAGTTTCGTAGTGTTTTGGGTCTAATTCAACCTCAATCATGCCTTCACCTAGATTATTTTTAACATAATCAAATACTTCTTGTTGCATGGTTTGTAATTCTGACATACACATATTTACCGCAAGACTCATATCAATAAATATGTGTAGGATGCCTAGATTATCAATTTACAAGCCAGAAAAAGGCAATGATTACAAATTCTTTGATCGCAACATCAAAGAGATGTTCACTGTGGGTGGCACAGATCTACACCTACACAAATACATAGGTCCGCACAGGCAGGGAGACTCAGGCAAAGATGGTCCAGCATCTCCCACACAGCCAAACTATGCTCCTAGTGAAACCAACGAAAGAACCATACAAGATTTATTGTTCCTAGAGAACAGAGATCGTCAATATTCTCAGGATATCTACACTATTCGAGGCATTTACAATGTGCAAGACATAGATTTTAATCTATCGCAGTTTGGTATGTTCCTACAAAACGATACCATATTCCTAACTGTGCATCTAAATGATGTGGTGGAAAGAATTGGTAGAAAACCCATGTCGGGCGACGTGATAGAGTTCCCTCACATGAAAGAAGATTATTCGCTAGATGCCACTATTCCAATTGCACTAAAAAGATATTACGTGATTGAAGATGTTAATAGAGCGGCAGAAGGTTTTTCACAAACTTGGTGGCCGCACCTGTTAAGATTAAAATTAAAAACTCTAGTGGATTCACAAGAATTCAGAGACATTATTGGTGACGCAGACACAGCAGGATCATTGGCGAGTTATATGTCCACCTATAACAAAGAAAAAGAAATTAATGATCAGATTGTAGCTCAAGCAGAAGCAGATGCTCCTAAATCAGGATTCAATTACAAACAGTACTATGTGGCTCCAATCGATGAGCGTGGCAATATCAGATTAGAAGGTGTAAACTCATCAGAGTCTGTTTCATCAGATCAACCAATCAATGCTGTGTTGGATACACCTGCCGCATCACACTATGGATTTTATGTGGACGGAGATGGAGTTCCGCCAAATGGTTATCCGGCAGGATTTGGTACATCATTCCCTACTTCCAATGTGAACAAAGGTGATTACTGGTTACGAACTGATTTCTTGCCAAACAGATTGTTCCGTTATGACGGATTAAGATGGGTCAAAGTGGAAGACTCTGTGAGACTTACCACCACCAACACAGATTCGCGGGCTAACTATAAAACAAGATTTATTAACAATTCAACTTCAACCACAATTAATGGTTTAACTGTGGAGCAGAGACAAGCACTAACAGATGCTCTAAAACCCAAGGCTGACAATTAATGCTACATTTTTACGAAGGTCAAATACGAAAATTTCTAACTCAATTTATCAGAGTATTGAGTAATTTTTCTGTAGAAACAGGCAAAGGATCAGATGGTCAGATTAAATTAAGACCAGTACCTGTGGTGTATGGAGATATGACTCGACAGGTAGCAAATATCATAAGAAACAATTCTGAAAATGCTCTACAGTATGCTCCTCGAATTGCCGCATATGTGACTGCACTAGATTATGACAGAGAGCGAATGCAAAATCCTTTTCATATTGAAAAGCAACACCTAAAAGAAAGAGAATATAATTCAACCACAGGCGAATACACAGACAGATTGGGTGCTGGATACACAGTAGAAAAAGTTATGCCATCTCCATTCCGTTTGAACGTAGCCGCAGATATTTTTACTACCAATACTGATCAAAAATTACAGATAATGGAACAGATCCTGTATCTGTTCAATCCAGATTTTGAAATACAGAAGTCTGACAACTACATTGACTGGACCTCTTTAAGTTATATTGAGTTAACAGACATTACATTTTCATCAAGGACTATTCCAGTAGGTGCAGACACAGAAGTTGATGTAGCATCTCTAAGATTTTCAATGCCTATATGGTTGTCTCCACCAGTTAAAATATCTAAACTGGGTGTGATACAAAAGATTATTATGAGTATCTATGACGACGATGGTGGTATAACCAAAGGTCTTATTGATGGTTCTCTAATGACTAGAAGTTATATTTCTCCAAACAATTTTGGATTATTACTAACAGGCAACCAATTGAGATTGTTAGGTACCACAGGTATTAATGTATCTTCAGGTGGCGACGGATTCTACACAGGAGCCAAAGAAAACTCAAACTATGATCCTTTTGAAGCATTTGGTCCACCAGTAAACTGGAACACATTAATTAATCAATATGGACCAATTGTGAATGGCACTTCACAGATTAAACTGCAACAGGAAAACGGTAACGAGATTGTGGGCACAATATCTACCACTCCGTTGGATGAAACTATTCTGTTGTTTAACATAGATTCAGATACCATACCAGCCAACACACTGACTGCTGTGTCAAAAATTATCAATCCATTAACATTCAATCCAGGCACACCAGCCAATGGTACCAGATATCTAATCACAGATGCTATTGGTGATTCTACCAATACATTTGACGCAGATGCTTGGGGTAATTTAAGAGCAGGTATTAATGATATTATTCAATACAATTCCTCAACTAGTAAATGGGGAGTGGTATTTGATGCTTCAGATCCAGATTCTACACAACACTACATAACTAATTCCAATACCGGTATACAATATCGTTGGAACGGCACAACTTGGCAAAAATCATATGAAGGTATCTACGCACAAGGTAGATGGACATTAATTTTACCAGGTGGATCTTCACAATACAACGCAGGACCAGATACAGGACAGTCAGGTTCTGGTACTAACGTAACTTACTAATAATAACTAATTGTATGGATCAAAATATTATTTGTTCTGGAGCATTATTCTATGCTACCAGCACTAAAAGATTTTTATTTTTACAGAGAAACGATGCTAAAACTCGAGGACAA